AGGGCGAAGATCGAAACCGTGCTACCCGGCTTGAACCAAATGACCATCGAACCGCGACGGCTGTCGGTTACCGGCTTGTTTCGCTGCCCATCAAAGCCAATGTTCGCAATCGAGCCATTGTCAAAAACCATGTCGGCCCAGTGATCAATTGTCCCGCTGATCCAATCGAAACGCGCACCGCTTGATATTGCTAAAAAGCAAGTCGCTGGGGCCGGGTTAGTTGCTGGGGATGTCGCCCCGTCACCATCGGCGGTGCTTCGCCCGTACTGACCTTTCTGATAAATCAGTACTTGCTGAGAGATCCCGTCTGTGTAGCTGGGGGCGCTTGTCCCGGTGTAATTGACGGTATTGGTGTACCTACACCCAACCACCAGAACGCCGCCACTTCCGACGCGAAGCACCGGCTGACCCGTGCTGACCGCGTTCTGGCCAATCACCAACTGCTCGTTGTGACCAAGGAGAGTCGAGTTGATCTCTCGCAGGCCGCCGATAATCAAGGTTCCATTGACTTGCAGCTTGACGTTATCGCCTAGCAGGTAAATCACATAACCGCTGGAAGCATCCACACTCGTAGTTGTCACACCGGACAAGCCACTCAGCCCGGCAAGGCTTGCGTCACCACGCGCAGCCGTGCCTGACTGGCTCGAAACGAATGTGATCCCCGTGCCCTGCGCGCTTTGCAGAACGTCGAATGTTGTCGCGGTTCTGGCGGCAATCATCCAGTTGCCGTTATAGCTCGTGGTGCCCGTGATGCGAACGACATTGCCCGCTGCATACGACTGCGTGCAGGTAAAGCGCACCCCGCCCGTGATGGAGGCAGCCGCAGTGATGGCAATGCCGGCCTCGTTAGTTTGGGTGATGATGCTGCCGGCGACGGAAAATGTCATGCCTCAGCCCTCAATTCGCCCGCCGCGAAAGCCACTCAGTCAATAAATCCAGCCCGCGCGTGCCCATGGCGCCGGCCAAACCAGCGCAGCCGCTTGTGATAAAGATTGCCCAGGAATCTGCTTTCAAGCCGGGGTCAAACCAGACAGCGCCAGCGGCGGCGATAACGCCTAGCGCGGCCCCCACAACGGCTTCTAGGCCCAAGCGCCAGCCACGCGCGCCGCCGTGCGCTGCAAAGGCCACACGGGCGGCAGAACCGACCCCAGCGGCAACCGCTGCAACCTTAGCGATTGTGTCGAGGGAATCTTCGGCCATGGGTTAGCCCTCGGCTTTTTTCTTTGCCTTCGGTTGGCCGGGCACTTCTGCCCAGCCTTCCCGAATAGCAACCGCCGCGAGTTCACCGTGGACGGTATCGCCCACGGCAAACTGACGGCCATACACTTCGCCGTCCGGCGCCCCGATAAAGGGCGCCGTTACGGTTGCCACCACCTCAGACATTAGGAAGCGGCAATCTTCAGCAGCTTAATCGCCTGCGAGTTGCGGATTTTCCCGCCGACACGCTTGCGGATGTAAAACTGCACAAAGCCGGGCAGGGTGATTTCATCGCGCGTCATGCGCATCCCGACGCGATCCGCAATCAGATAGCCTTCACGGAAATCACCAAAGGCCAGCGGGAACACGTTGGCGGCAACCGCCGGCATGTCTTCCGCTTCGGTGATCGGGTAGCCGATGAATGTTTCCGGCTGATTAGCCGAAAGCGACGGCTGCCACAGATACGCGCCAGTGCCGGCGCCTTCACGATACTTGCGAAGGGCAGACAGCACCGCTTTCGTGGTGACAAACCGGCCATTGGCGCGATAGCGCGCGCGCAACGCATAGACCAAGTCATAGAAGACATCAGCGCTGGTCGGCAGCGCCGCCGCCTGGCCAGAAGCCACATACTGCAACGTGCCGAAGGCGCGGGAAGCGTCCGCGGTCGTCACAGGCGTCGGGCCATTCAGGAAGCCGGTCGGGCGATTGGTGCCGTTGCCAGCAACAAAGGCCGCGCCTTCACCCTGGGCAATGGCTTCAGCCGCGCTCGTGATGAGCCAATTCTCGACGTCGAAGAAGAGGTCATCCAGGCTTTCTTCAGACGCGCGCGGGCGGGCAGAAGCCATGCCGAAGGTCGGCGCCACTTCGGCCAAGTCCGGCGTATTGGTTTGGTTGCGCGTTGCCGCCTCACCAAGCCATTCGAAAGCGGAGCCGTTCACGTCGAACAGTTCCTTATAGTCAGGGCTGCCAACCGTGCGCACGGTCGCAATCTGACGGATCGGGGAAATTTCCACAGACAGGCGCGCAATCTGGCGCTCAATCACTTCAGGCAGAGCAAAACCACCAGCGGAGCCGGTGGAGGTCACCACCTGAGCGGCGCGGGTTTCAAACCCGTCGTCATTCAGGCTGCGATTTTGCAGCGCCTTCGCCGTTTCGCGCATCTTCATTTCGGCGCGCGGGTCGCGGGGATTGCGCACCCAACCGAGGAAGGCGTTGCGATAGGCCAGCGCTTCGGCGCTGTCGTTATCATTGGCCACGCCAGCACCACCGGGGCGCGCGGCGCGGGTTTCAGCCTGCTCGATGCGCTTCTTCATTTCCGCCTGGTCATCAAGCACCGCGTCAATGCGCGAAAGCTTTTCGTCCAGCAGCGGATCGGCAGAGCCACGCTTGGCGATTTCGGCAAGGCGCGCATCATTCGCGGCCTTGTATTCTTCAAAGGCGACGCCGATCTTTTCGATGGCGCCAGCAAGGGCCTCAGACATGAGGGTTTCCTTTCAGGTTCAAGATTGCAGGGAACGCAGCAGCGCATCGGCTGCTCGGTTTGCGCGTTCGGTTGCGATCTCGGCCTCTCGCCGCTCGGCACCCATTCGCATCAAGCGAGACACAAGGGCCGTCGCCTGAGACTTCGACACGTCGGGCGCTACATCACGCAGCCACCGCTCGGCGTCGGAAGGTTTCAAAATCTCATCAATCGCAGCGGCCTTCACGCGCGTCACGCGCGCGGATTTCGCCGCCGGAAAAGTCACCAGTGACACTTCCCAAAGATCCACCGCCCGCACCGTGCGGATATTCGTCTTTGGGTCGTAGTCGTCTTCTTTAGTCATGAAGCCGATAGACAGGCCAGAAATGGCGCCAGCCTTCACAAGCGCGAAAGCCTCACGCGCCTGGGCAACATCCATCGCCAAGCGGCCCTTCACGCGAAGACCGCGTTGGTCCTCTTCCATGCTTTCCCAGACACCAATCGGCATATCCTGCCGGTGCTGCCAAAGCATCGCGGGCATCGTGTTTGCCGCGCGGTGTTCAGCAAGGCTCGCCGCAAAGGCGCCTGGCACCACCACATCGCCGTAAGCGTCTTCCTGCCCAAAGACAGAGCCGAAGCCTTCAATCACGCCCTCTTCGCCAGCCGCGCGAAGCGCAAGCGCGAAGTCGCGCGTTTCCCGCCGCGCGCCCTGTTCGCGGTTTTCAATCATTCGATTGTTCCTTCGCTTAAACTGCCGGGGCTTCCGGCGCGGGCGCGGCGGGGGCGCCATTCATATTTGCGGGCGTCAACGGTTCATCCAGGCCGGGCAGCGGGTCTTTACCTTCCTCGTCGCGCAATTCATTCCGGGTATAGATGCCCATTTCCGCCATAGTGCGCGCCCAAACGGCGCGGTCGGCCATGCTGCCCGCCGTCAGATAGCGCGTGTCAAACTCGCACCAGAGCGGCCCGGAGCCATCCAGCAGAAACTCATCCAGGCGCTGCAGCCATAATTGGTGCCACGGCGCCAGCGTGTGCTTTAGATGCGCCGCAAAGAATGCCTCACTGCTGGCAAAGGTCGCGCTTTTGTCAGAATGCCCAACCATAATCGGGAACACGCCAAAGGCCCGGCAGATTTCTTCAATCTGTAAGCGGCGCGTCTCAACATGCTGAGCGTCAACGCCCGTCATCGCTAACGGCATGTATTTCATGGCGTTGTCGAGGATTGCCGTGCCGCTGCGCTTTTCCGCCGTGAAGCGCTGCCAAGATGCCCGAAGGCGATCCATTGCGGCGCTGTCTAGCTTTGCCTCGGTCGTTAAGATGCCCGCCGGCCGCCCGCCATTCTCATGCAGCTTGGCTTGCGATTGCTCCGCCGCCATGGACAGGCCAATGGCTGAAGCCGCCAGCCGCACCGCGTTCAGGCCGCGCCAGTAATCCCACTGCCAATTCGGCAAATGGAAAACATCGTCCGGGCCAAGTTCGCCAATAAAGCCAAACTCATCATGGATGCGATAGCGCACCTGATAGCGCGCCGTGCGCTCGATCTGGTAATTGCCAGGCCGCACCGGGATCAATTCCCGCACGCGATTGCCGGCCATAACCTTCACCGCCAAAGCATCGCCGGTCAGCGCCGCGTGAAGCGTCATCGTGCGGCGGAATTCAAAACTCGTCTGCCATTCGTTTGGCCGACGCGACAGCATCCGAAACTCGGGGATATTGCGCGCAAGCTGGCGCCGCCGGTTGGCATCTTCCCGGAACACGTTGAGCGCAGGCGTAGCGCAGCCGTCCGCAATGGTCTTCACGCACGCCAGCACCGTCGCCACCTGAAGCGCTGTCTGCGGGGTCACCGCGAGCCCGGCAACCGTCGCGCCATAGGCGTCGTCAATGCGCGCCATCACCTCATCAAAGGGGCGCGGCGCAGATCGCAAGGATAGCGCACCTCGAAGGCGCGTGATCAAGCTCATTTCACAGGACCACCATCTCCGAGGTTTCAAGATAAGAATGGGCTTCAGCCTGCGCCGTTGCGGCCCCTACTGCCATCGCCAACGCAATCAAAGCGTCAATGCGGTTCACCGCCCGCCGCTTGGAAAACCATGAATTGCCGAACGGGTCATTTTCCGTGCTGGCGCTCATCATGGCTGAAATCAGCACAGGCGAACGGCGCAACCGTATCCGCTTCTCTAGAATAAGTTGCTCCAGCACCAGCTTGGAGCCGGGCATCCACAAGCCCTGAGCGCCCTTCTTTTTGCCGCCCTGCGGATGCTCCACCACGGGCAGCGTCACACCAAGCGCGTCAAGCTCCGGCTCGAAGTGTTTTTTGAAACCGTAGCTGTCGTATCCAACAGCCGCGATTTCATAGAGGCCGACCAATTCAGCCAAACGCGCGGCGACAAAATCAAAGCGCACCATCCGGCCAGGCGCGGCATTCAGAAAGCCGTCCTTGACCCATAAATCATAGGGCACGTTATCCCGTAGCGCGCGCTCGGCAAGCGTATCGCCAGGCGTCCAAGCCTCGACCCAAGCATCAAAGGTCGGCAAGCGCGCCGTGGTGCCATCCTCGGCCGGCATGTCCACAAAGCCGGTCGGCACAACAAAGGCCAGCGCGGTCAAGTCTTGCGTGGCAGACAAATCCAACCCGCAGAAAACCCGTTCGCCGGTATGCTCAACCTCGGGCTCAAACTCGCTCAGCACGGCTTCAAGCGCCGGGCGAGACATCCAAGCCGTTTCGCTGTCAGTCCAATGGCAGAAATGCAGCCGCAGAATGTTGTTCAGCTTGCCAGGGATAGCCTTAGCCTGCCGCACTACGCCGGCCAGGTAATCTTCCTGCACCGTAACGCCTAGCAGCGGGTTCGCCTTTACCCAACAGGCCGGGTCTTCAAGCGGGTCGTCGCCGGGGTCCAAAGCACAAACAAAGCTGAAGGATTCGTCGTCAATGACTTCCCCAACGAAGGTATAGGCCTCGTCAGGCTCGCGCGTTCCGGCTGCCACCCGCACCGCGTGCTGATGCTCTTGCCAGCATACGCTTTGCCGGTCAGAGCCGGAATTGGTCGCCATTATAAGCAGCGGTTGCCGGCGCCATTTAAAGCCGCGCTCCAGCATTTCTATCATCGTGCCGTTGCGATGCTCATGCACCTCGTCGCACAAAGCGCAGGACGGTCGCGGGCCAGACTGGCCGTCATCAGATGAGATCGGGCGAAAAAAGCTGCCCGTCTTCAAGTCCGCCAAATTCCAAACCGGATTGCCCCCGGAAGGCGTCAGCCGTCCCGATAGCGCGGGCGATTGCTGGAACATCGCAACCGCGTCCCGAAATAGGACCATCGCCTGGTCCTTTTTTGACGCCGCCGCGTAAACCTCTGCCCGGTCCTCACCGTCCGCCGTCAGGCAATACATGCCGACGCCGGCCATGAGCGGGCTCTTGCCGTTGCCCTTGGCGATCTCGATATAGGCCCGCCGGTAGCGGCGGCTGCCATCCTTCCGGCGCCAACCGAACAGGCTGCCAACGATGAATTTCTGCGATGCGTGAAGCTTGAACGGGCGGCCCTCAAACTGGCCACCGTTTAGCCGTAGCACCACCTCGAAGAACGCAATGGCGCGGTTTGCCGCGTCCACATCCCAAGTCAGGCCGCGCGCCTTGGCGCCTTTCATGTCCGCCAAGTGCCGCTTGCAGGCGTTCCGCACATGCGGCCCAGCGGTTATGCGGCGGGCGGTGACGTCCTTTGCCCAATCGGTCGCCGGGTCAAGCGAAGAACCGGGCGGCGGGGTCTTCTTTTTCGGCGTCTTCGCCGCCATTCGATTTCACCTTGCTGCGCGCCGCCGGGGTCTGGCCAAATTCCACCAGCCAAGCCTTCAATCGGCGGTCTGCATCCATCAGCGCCGAATAGGCCGGGCGCATGCGCTCCATCTCGCCGCCTGCCTTGGTTTCCACCACCTGAAACCGGCCATGAGCGGCAATGTCTTGGCGCAGGGCCACAATCTCCGCGTAAGTCTCTGCAACCTGTTCCAGCGCCGCCGCGTCGGCCTCAGTCAGCACGCCCGACCGGTCAAGGATGGCAGCAAACCGCCCCCAGGCGACACGCGCGTCGGGCGAAAGATGCTCAGGCGGGCTCGGAATGACGCGGGCAGGCTTCGGTTCGGCGGCGTTTAAGG